AACAGCAACAGCAGCAGCAGTTGCAACAGCTACAGCTACAGACGGCACACGCTCAGGCTGAGGGCGAGCTACTCAAGAATCAGAAGACGATTGCTGAGATTCGTGAGCTTGTTGCTCGTGCGAATATGGAACAGCACGAAGCTGCTATGAAGATCAAAGAGCTTGACCAAGAGTCAGAGCGTATTAGACAGGAATGGTCTTCGCTTAGTAACCAGGCTGCACAGGTTCATGTGTCAGCTGTCAAGCTCCACATAGACGATAAGAAAGCGAACGCGGCATTGATCGCAGCTCGCAAGAAGCCATCAGGCTCTACGTCGAAGTAGACAAATCCTTTCGGGAGAGAGTGATTGAATTTAGACACTGAGCAACTCAATGCTCTGTCGCCGGGCGACCGTGACAGATACATGGAGCTGGAGCGGCTGTTCCGCAGCCGTGGCTGGAAGATCGTTCTGGCCGCTGCTAACGACAACGTCAATACGGCGATACTCGTTGGAGCTAACGCCAATACCTGGGCAGACAACCGAATTGCTTTCGGCAATCGCCTAGCGTGGCAAACAATCCTCAACTTTGAGGAATCGACAGAACAGTTATACGAATCCAAGGCTGCAAAGGCACTCGAGCGCGACTTGGTTTCAGTGATCGCTGATGAACATGAGAACGAGTAGACAGCTTGTCTAAACTCTTGATGTTTGATTTCGAGTGTCCGGTGCACGGTATGTTTGAGGATTTGGTCAAGCCTGACATTCATCAGGCCCCATGTCCTCATTGTTCAGCCCCCGCGCTCCGGCAAATATCGCCTGTGAAAATAGACAAGATCGGAATGGCTCTGCAAGACGGCGCAAGCCCGACAAGCATTGACTACTTCGAGCATATCCACAGGCAGCGGAAGAAAATCGAAAACGCTAAGTATGAGGCTCATGGGGACTATGGCACCCATGCCGGCGGCGACGGTGGAACACCCGTCACACCGGAGATAGCCGCAAGACTTGGACCTAAATAGACCTTCCGATTTCTCATCCATCCCCATAACCGTTTTCTCGGCGGGGTATAGGAGTTGATTAGTGGCTAACTTGGTAGATGTGATTCTCGACGCGGAAACCGACATGGTCGGCAATTCTGAGTCCGCACGCAAAGCATTGACAGAGGCGGTTACAGCGACGGCAGTAGACGACTCGACACAGCCCGAGACCGAGACCGAGCAGAGCACTAATGATAGTTGGATGCCTGCTAAGTTCAAAGGTAAGGGTGTCAAAGAGATTGTTGAAGCTTACCAAAACCTCGAGAGCCGAGCTGGCTCTATGGCTAATGACTTGGGCGTACAGCGGCAACTCACGGATCGCCTATTAGGATTGAAGCGTGAAGAGGATCTCAGGGCAAACGGTGGCAACAAAGAGCGAGCTAAGCCTGCTCCTGTTACAACCAACGATTTGCTTGACCGACCCCAGGAAACGCTAGAGCGCGTTGTAAATGATGGCGTGCAGGCTGTCCGTGAGGACTCCGATGCACGTATTAGGAATCTTGAGGCACAGCTAGCTCAGACGAAGTTTGAGCAAAGGCACCCGGACTTTCAGTCCACTGTGCAAGATCCTGCGTTTCTAGACTGGATTAAAGCCTCCAAGCTTCGAGTAAAGGTTGCTAACGCAGCCAACGCTGGTAACTGGGAACTCGCCGACGATCTTTTCACTGAGTACAAAGCGACTCAGGGGACTAATCGTAGACAAGAGACCAGGCAGGAGACTCGCCGCGATACGAAACAGGATGACACTAACTTGGATGAAGCTCGTAGGGCTAGCTACACGTCTAGCGGTAATGCCTCTGGCACCGATGGACAGGCCAAGCCTGGGAAGATTTACAAGCGTTCTGATCTGATCCGTCTCCGCATTGAAGATCCAGACTCGTACTACGATGAGAGCTTCCAAGAGGAAATCTTGAAGGCTCACGCTGAGAAACGAGTCAAATAACAACGCCCTCCCCAACTCTCCCTCCATCTCCCCCCGATAAGAAGGTTTAAGGCACTATGCCTCTTGGTACTAATAACGTCACTCTGGCGACTGTCGGCGCATTCGTCCCGACACTCTGGAGTGATGAGGTTGTTGCTTCCTACAAGAGCAACATCGTCATGGCGCAGCTGGTCCGCCGGCTCAACCACCGTGGCAAGAAAGGCAATAGCATCACGATTCCTAACCCGACTCGCGCAGCTGCTAATGCCAAGGTTGCTGGCTCTCAGGTCACCCTGATTGCTGGTGATAGCGATACGGGTATCAACGTTTCTATCAACAAGCAGTACGAGTACTCGCGTTTCATCGAAGATATCGTTGAAGTGCAGGCTCTCGGCTCTGTGCGGCGGTTCTACACTGACGACGGTGGCTATGCCATCGCTAAGCAGGTTGACCGGGATCTGATCCTCACCGGTGCCGGCTTTGGCAACGGTGGCGGCGCTACCCCGACGCTTGACGCGAACGGCAACATCAGCTCGGCTCTGGCTAACGCGTTCATCGGTGACTTCTCGACGACTTGGAACAACGCAGCTAACGCTAACGCTGGTAACGCGGTTGACTTGTCGGACGTGGGTCTCCGCCGGTTCGTGTTTAACCTGGACTCCGTTGACGCTCCGATGGCTGGCCGCCATCTGATCGTCAGCCCGAATGTCAAGGCTGACATGCTCGGCTGGGCGCGCTTCACTGAGCAGGCTTTCGTTGGTGAGAAGGGGGCGAAGAATAGCATTCGCAACGGTCTCATTGGCGATACCTACGCGGTCGAAGTGTACGTTACGAACCAGCTGAAGTTCGTAGACAACGCTAACGGCGTTTCCCAGCCGTTCGAAAACCTGTTACTTGGCTTCCAGCGTGATGGCCTGTTGCTCGTTGAGCAGATGGGCGTGCGGACGCAGACGCAGTACAAGCAAGAGTGGTTGGCTGATCTCTTCACCGCAGACATGATCTACGGTGTAGCGACTCTCCGAAGCTCGAGCGTGTACCCGATTGTGGTTCCGTTCCAGTTCACTGACGGCTAATCAGTGAGGGGTGGGGGCTTCGGCCCCCTCCCTTTCGGAAGTTCTCCCAAATTGTAGTGTCGCTACGATACTGAGAACTTCTCTAAGGGAGACAATGTGAAGTTAACTCAAGCTGACTATCAATACCTACAAGCTGTCATGCAGGCAGCGCAGTACAACGGAATGCAGTCGGCCGCACAAGCGGTTGCCTTGTATCACAAGCTAGCACTACTCGAGGCTCAAGAGGCTAATGGCGACAGTCACAGCACAAGCACTAATCAACCGAGTGCTAACGAGTCTTCGGGAGACTAACCTAATTACAGCAGCTCCGGTCACTGACCCTTTTCAGCTGCTCATGCTCGAGTTTTTCAATCAGATCAAGCAGGAAGTAGAAGACTCCGTCAACTGGCGGGCACTGCAACAGACTATTACGGTCACAATTCCGGCGGGCAGCTACTACGCTGTAATACCCGGCACCAACGAGCGCTCACGAGTCGTTCGAGCCCCCATCCCTGGCGGCGGCATGTCACAAGCTGGATATGCCCCCTCATTGATAGGCTCTGACAAAATCGTAGCGCTCGTTTTCGATACGACTAGCCCCACGACTTCAGGCTTCTTTCCGCTCTACGAAATGCCGCTGGCGGAGCTGATCTTCAACGTCAACGCCACGAATAATCAGGCAGTACAGCAGCCGCAATTCTTTGCCCTTGGGGCCGGTAACGTAGACAACTCGGAAGAGTACCAGAACGAAGCTGTGCTCTATGTCTATCCGCCGGTCAACACCCAGCGTACGGTAACTGTCACGCTGGTTGTTCCGCAGTCTGACTTTAGCGCTACGACTCTCGAGGATGCTACTGGTAACCCTCTGGTCAATGTCCCGACGTATCCAATCCTCATGGGTCTGCAATGGATGGCCCGTGAGGAAAAGGGAGAAGAGTTAGGCCCCTCTGGTGCATTCAGTGAGTCCAAATACCGTGAAGTGTTAGACGACGCTGTGTCTATCGAAAACGTCGAAGCTGGTAATAATCTCGACTTGGCTTTGGTCTAACGTGCCGAACAACGTCTCTCGAGCTGGCCAGCCGAACGGGCAGCTTTTGCCTCTGCCGATTCCGACCCCAGGAGCAATGGGGCTGAATCTACAGCAGCAGAACGCCATTCTGCCCCCGATCTGGTCTATCGAGAGCCAGAACACCATCATTGACTTTGCCGGCCGCGTAGCGGCTCGGCTTGGACGGACTACCGTGTCAGCGACAGCTGCCTCTGGTCAGATCCGCACTATATTCGAGTACCGTACGTCTACTGGCGCGAGCTTACCGATCGTCGCCTACGACGGCGGTATTAGTAGCAATCTATCAGCTCCTAACACAAACTCGCTGGTGGGTACTATATCCAGCGTTGCCTCTGGTCGCTGGTACTTCTCCAACTTCTTAGACAAGGCGATTGGATTCCAGGCCGGCCAGAAGCCTATCGTTATCCAGAATCAGTCTGGAACGTTCTCTAACATCGTAGAAAGCTCCGGCTCGGCTCCAACTGGTGGTATCGGTACAGCGGCTTACGGCCGCGTGTGGGGGCTAGCTGCTGACGGGCACACGGTGCAGTGGTGTGCTCTGGCTGATGAGACAGACTGGGGCTCTGGTGACAGCGGCTCGGTTGACATGCGGAAGGTTTGGCCGCAAGGGACAGACACCGTAACGGCTATCTTCGCCTGGAACGGTACCCTCGCAATCGCCGGCCTTAGACAGATTGTCTTCTACGGGTCTACAGATCCGAGCGTACTGGGGCTCGACGTGACGCAGATGCTAGTCGTTGACGTGATCGAAGGGACCGGAGTCCTGTCACAGTGGACCGTGGCTCCTGTCGGTGAGACAGATGTAGTCTTCTGTTCCCCGATCGGTATCCAGTCGTTACAGCGGCTCGAGATTAATCGTAGCCGACCTACGACTCAGCTGTCTAAGAACGTTCGTGACACGCTCATTGGTATGTTGGCGGCGGAGAATCCAGCCAATATCACTGGCGTCTACAGCCCAACGAACGGCTTTTACACGCTATCGCTACCGGTGTCGCAGTACACCTGGGTAGCAGATCAGCGGCATAGATTTCAGGATCAGGACGGCGATGAAATTAGCCGTATGACTCGCTGGAACTTCGCGGCGTTCTCAGCTGTCGAGTTCGTCAGTACTAGGATTTACTACCTGACTAGTGGGGTCTCTACCGGCTCAGTAGCGAAGCTCGCACCTGGTACGGATGAAAGCAACGCTACATTCAGTGTCATTCTGCAGCTGCCTTGGATGGATCTAGGACAGGACTACTCAGCTCGTCTAAAGGCTCTCAAGCGGATCGGCTGGCTACTGTTCGTTCGTAACTCGGCAAACATCACATTCAAGTGGTACACCGACTTTAACACGTCGGGGCAGGCTACTAGCCGCACGGTCTCTGGTGGTACTAACGCCGAGTGGGGCATTGCTCAGTGGGATATAGATCAGTGGAGCGGCGGCCTACTACTGGATCTTATCAACATCCAAGCCACGTCTACCGGCCAGTATTTCTCCTTGGCCATCCAAACAAACACAGATAGCAATTTCGCAGTGCAGCAAGGCAACTTGCTAGCCAAACTCTTGAGGCTTGCTTAGTTGAGTAACTACGTCCAAACGACGTTTTTCTGTCCGAAAGACTCGTTACTGTCCGGCAATCCTGCCAAGCTAATTAAGGGATGTGACGTTGATCCTGAGCTAGCGGCTATCTCCGTTGCCATCGCTACCAAGCTGGACTCGAGCAACGCTGCTAATCCTACCGGTACGATCGGTCTAACGGTTGTCAACGGTAGTGCACCTAGCTACATGCGTAGCGATGCGGCTCCTCCGCTCTCGCAGGCGATCGTCCCGACGTGGACAGGCGCTCATACATTTCAGCCAGCTAGTGGCACCACAGCCATATCGGTTAACTCAGCCGGTGTCTCGGACGTAGCTGTCAATATCAACGGTGCAGCCTCTGGACAAGCTGCCATCGCATGGTTCGTAAGCGCTGCGGTTAAAGCGTTCACTATGATTGCTGGCGCGACCGGTCAGGGTGTAGCAGGCTCGGCCGCTGGTGACTTCGTTGTGCGTACTCAGGGCGGCGCCGTCCGCTTCAGTAATAACAGTGGAGCGGCTACTCAGGTATTCATCCCAGGGAATACTAATAGCAACGCTCTGCAGGTTGTAGACGATGCCGGCACGTTGCAGACAGTTGGATGGCGGGATATGCCGCCTACTGGCAACGGCGCTAGTTACACCTTAGTGATGGCTGATCGCGGCAAGTCGCTGTTCCAAAACTCCGCTAGTGCTAACACCGTAACGATTCCAGCTAATGCGTCGGTGGCATTTCCGGTTGGCACTGTTGTTTCCATCTTCAATAACCCATTTGCCGCCGGTACTACTACGGTTGCCATTACGTCAGATACGTTGTCGGTCCCTGGACTCGGCACAGGATCACGTACTCTGCCGCCCGGCGCGATGCTGACCATACAGAAAGTTGCTGCAACTCTCTGGATGGGAGCTGGTGCAGGCATAACCTAAGATGGGCGGCTGCATAGGGATGATGATGGCAGGAGGCTTTGCCCCTGTTGAGCACTCTTTTAGCTCGGGCTCTGGTACTGAGATTATCCCGGCTGGAGCGCTGCATCTAACCATCGAATCGTTCGGAGCTTCTGGAGCTGGCGGTAATAACAACGCGTCAAGCTCCGGTGGTGGCGGCGGAGGCTCTGGCGGCTACGCTAAGACAGTCATTTCGGTAGCCGGCTTCGGCGGTAAGACTATGTCCTACAGCGTCGGTACTCCTGGCGCTGCGACGACTGTCACTGCCGGTACGTTCTCAATAACGACTATGACTAGTAACACTGGAGCCACTGGCGGCAACGGTTCCGGTACTACTGGTGGAGCTGGCGGAGCTGGCGGAACAGCTTCCGGCGGTAACACGACTAACACGACGGGCAATACTGGTACTGCTGGTGGTAGTGGCTCGGGTAACGGCGGCGGCGGCGCAGC